AGGTTTTGACCTCCAGGTAGAGTAGAAATTTCAGTTCCACGACCTCCTTCCCTTCTAGGGAGCCAGAAATCTTCAAGCATTGCCATGTACTTTTTGTCATCTCGAATCTCTCCTGTAGATGCATCGTAGACTAATTTGTTACGATATCTCATCATCACGTCACGGAGATATTGCTCTGCCTTCATCTTCGGCAAATTGCCTACATCTATATAGAAAATTCTTCTTTCTGGAGCACGGGATAAACGATATATTACTAGAGAGTCCTCAATCATTCGGAGTTGGTTTACCGATTTAATTGCTTTATGCAAATATGATAGAGTATTTCCTTTATTTCTATCAACTAAACCAGAAGTGCAATAAGTAATTGCATCTTTTGCTATCTTAATTCCTTGACTAGGACCAGTAGCATTCATGTTCCCAGTAGGAACTCCTGATTTTGCATTATAAATGAAGTATTCTTCCAGTTCTGGAAACTCATAATCCATAGGATTACTAGTATCACGTAACACTGGAGCCTTATATTTGTCACTGTCTTTCTTCTTTTCTTTACGTATATAACGCATTTTCATTGCATCAATATAACGTAATTCCTGAAGACCTTCATGTGGTTTCTTTAAATCTATTATTTTATGATAATAGATTCTACCATCAATATACCAATTTCTATAAATCTCATGAGATTTTTTATCAAAATCTAATAGATCTTTAATAAATTTAAATTCATTTCTAATTTTCTTCTTAATACCATCACTAGCATTAAGATGGTCTAAATCTAATTCTACTGGAGAATCATTTAGGTCAGAAACAATTGCTTCATTCACAATATCTTCAACAGCACTATCCACTTCTGGATGTAATGCCATCTCACGATATCTTTTAATTAACTCAAATTCGGTGCGATAAACACCTTCCAAATCAACATAAGACCCAAAAAAACCACTACTCATATAGTGGTCATTCCCATCCTCATCATTAGGAGGTATGGGAGAGACCGCAGTAGGAGATAGTGGTTCGGTATCCTCTATCGAGAATCCAAATAATTTAGACATGATTTATCAATATCTTTCTTCTATTTAGCTTCTTTTATTTAGCCTATCCGTTAGAACCTCCTGAGATTAGTTCAAAGGTTTGAACTTGGAAATCTACAGTGAATTCCTCGATTGCATCTCCAGTATCATATGAAAGATCAATTGCAGAGATTGCAGTTGGGAATATATCAATGAATTTATAAGACTTCAAGATAGAATTTACTTCACCAGCACTATCCTTACTATTCTTAACAGAACCTCTACCCAACTGATGTACAGTTGCATCGGTCATGTAAGAAGCAGGTTCAGTTGCTCCAAGGTTGTTGCTTAACTTAGAGATCTGATCCATCCATCCTTCAAAAGCATTTCTTAGAATGAAATCTTCATCGTTGATGACTGTAACAGTCCAAACATCGAATGTTCTGTCTCCAGCAACCTTAAAAATACGACCTCTAAAAGGTACGTCGATGTTAGCAATATTAGAAGCAGGTAATGATGCTGCTTTGCAGAGATATTGCATTTTCTCTGCTTGCCAACCTTCTACAGCGTCAGGTAGAGTGGTTAGTTCTACCTGAAACAGATTCGGCCTTGCGCCGCCGCCGACTAATTGTGATTTAAAATCGGCAATTGACTTATTTGGTGTTGAAGTTGCCATTGTTAGGTTATCCTCCTGTGTTTATTTAGATTACGTTATTAAACTCTACCAACTACTTCATCGAAGCTAACACCAGTACGGGTAGCAACAAATGTAAGTGTTACGTAGTTGATTGCCTTCGCAGGCTTCAGGAAGATGTCTGCTCGGAATTCGTTGTTATCAATGACATCAGGTGTGTTGTTAGTGCTATCGCAAACAACTAGGAATCCGTAAAGTCCTCTCTTTGCCTGAACATCACGTAGGTATGGTTCAACAATGTTACGGAAGTTTGCTCTTGTTAACTCATCGTTAAGTTCGAATAGTTGAGCCTCTGCTGCTCTTTGCAGTGCTTGCTCGACTGTAAGGAATAAACGACGAACGTTAATTCTATCGAATGCGGATGCATAACCTAGAGCAGTCTTATCACCAAATAGAAGGGTTCCAATGCCAGGTTGTGTTACAACAGCATTGATCCTTGCGGGATACAACCGATCTCTTTGCGCTTTAGTTGGATTATATGCAAGTTTAACTGCATTGTTAATGATACCACGTTGCTGTCCTGCTGGTGAGAACCAAGGATATGCAACAACGTTTGTCCGTACCATCAATCCTGCAATATCTGCATTAGTTGGAACCCAACGGAACTTGTTGTTAAATCTATCATAAGTGTACTTATATCCACTATCGAAGATTCCATAAGAGGAAGATGCAAGTGAACTGAAGTACTTAATTAGATTATCAGTCTGGGTTGTTGTATTTGTTACACCAACCAAGTTAGCTCTGTGTGGTCCAATAGTGGTAACACAGTCTTTTCTTTGTCCAGCAAGAGAAATTAGATATCCTGCTTTTGCCTTGGAATCTGCTTCTGTATCGAATCCTGGACCCATAATGATGTAGTCTGCAGCGACTTCATCTTTATTGGCAAACTTACCATAAGATGTGATTATATCACCTAATGTTGCCTTCATTCCACCTGCAGCAGAATAATCAACACCAGCAGTCAATGTATAAGTCTTGTTACCTATAGCACTGAAGGTTACTCCTTGTGCATCTTGGTTCCATGTACCATTTGCAGTTGTGATTGGAGTAAATGATGCAGACTTAGTACCAGTATAAGCAGTAAATCCAGTTGCTCTTGGTGTAGTACTCCAATAAGTATCAGCAGCACTACCTGGATTACCACCAGCGTAAATGTTGTCTGAGAAAAGTCCAAGATAATCTTCGTAGAAAATTTTCTCTGGAGAATTTACTGCAGAAATTGAGTCAGATGCCTTAGAAAGACTTACGTGCTTCTCAAGAATTTGTCCCTGAATACCACTAACTGTTCCTAAATCATCAACGACTACAATATGCATTGCGTCATTCTTACTCTTTCTATCAAGAGAATACTTGTTAGTAGAAGGTTTTGGAGCAATTTCTTTCCAGTAAACTGTTGAGTTAGTTAAACCTAGAGTTTGCTGATCATACCAATCAAGTATAGTATTAACTGTTTCTCCAGCACCAACATGAGAACCATTGCCTCTTCCAGTGGTATTAACACCAGCACTGTTTACAAAGTGAACTTTACCACTAACTGCGACTGCAGCAAAATCAGTTCCCTCTGCGTAAGTAATTTCCGTTTCAGTTGATACTCCAGAAGTAGACTCATCTACACGAGAGACAATCTTAAGATCAAATGTACTTGCCGTACCAGTTGTTGCTGAAGTAACACCAGTAACAACACCTTTTAAGTAACCTGTTGTAATGGTTGATAATGTTCCAGCTGAACCAGAAGGAACTGTTACATCTGCTAAAGCAACGGTAACACCAACACCAATTTCACAACCAACTTGTGCTAAAGATGTTGTAGCAATACCAACTATTTGGTCTGCAATATCATCAACAAAACAAACCTTTAAGTTGTTTGCCCAAGTACCTGGGGTCTTAGCAGCATAAAGGAAATTAGTTGCGTCTGTATGATCGTTAAGGTAATCGTCGTAATTGTCGATTCTAGCACTGCCAGTCATTGTAGCAGCAGCTTCATCAGTACCTGCGTTTGCGTTTGCCAGAGTTGGACCTGCTGACCTACAAACTTTTAGAACTCCCCCGTATGAAAGGAATGAGGAAGCTGACATCCAATATTCAAATTGTGAGTCAGTTGATAGTGGCTTACCGAAAGTAGCAATTAATTCTTGCTCTGTAGTAATATCTACAGGATCATCAACTGGACCAATTTTAAATGGACCCGCAATCACGCCAATATTATCAAGTACATTATCAGCTCTTCCTACTGTTAAGTCAACCTCCCTGACTAATACACCAGGAGATAATTGAGGAGTTGCCATGCTTTTTGTCTCCGAATTTCTCAGTTTATCGTGAAATTATTTATTAAAAAGGGTATTTACGGAGGGTCAAAAATGCATGAGCAATCAATGAACACCTATCTATAGTTCCACATATAGTCCATTCCACCACCTTTATCTCCATATTCATCAGTAAACCATCTATCTCCATCAGCATCAACAAAACTTTCATCATCCATTCCATCAGTCATAAATCCAAATGGTGCCATATCTTGTTCTATTTGATTCTTTTGTTCTTCGTATAATCTTTTTCTTACGTCCTGATCTGTCAATTCTTTAAAGTAATCCTGTGCTACTAACCACGCATATATGACTAAACACATAGCAAGGTCATCATTACATCCTTCTTCTGCTTCAAATGAATTACTTTTCTGAATGAATGTTGTAAGTTCACTCATTATTTCATAATCATTAAATATAAGTTTATCCGATTCTATAAGTGTTTTAAGATTTAATGCTCCAACCTTCTTAACAGTCTTGGACATCTTAACTCCAAGTTGTGTTTTCTTTCCAGAAAAACCTTGTCCTACAATTTGACCTGCTCTTCCTCTCATAGAGCACATCAATACATTTTCATACTCTAAATCATAATTTAAAATAGATGCTACTTGATCTCCTACATCATTTACTTCACATAAAATAAAAGCATTGTTATATTTTGTTGCTACCTGATGAATAACATTAGGGAATAACATTGGTTTTATTTCATTATTTCTATACTTTGCAACAACCCTATGAGGAAAACTTGTAATATCAGTAACTATAAAAGCAGAATAATCTTTTACTACTCCTCTAGCAACGTCCACTGTCATTACATAATCATGTTTTTCTTGTGGATCTTCATAAACATCTAAACCAGCACTTCGAGTCTTTGGATCTTCATACACTAAAGTTCTAAGTTTAGATGGTGCAATTAAAGTATCAACAGATCCTAAAAACTCACACTCAAACTCAACCTTAAATTGTTCAGCAGATGTGTTTGCTATTGTTTGTGATTTCCATTTATCATCTCTACCTGGTACTTCCGACCAATGAACATCAGTATGTACATATTCATTCTTACCTCTTTCCGCATCATGCCACATGCGGTAGAAGTGATTCATTCCGTGGGGGGTCGAGACGATAATGACTTTAGTACTTTTACCACTAGTAATAGTAGGATAAACAGAGGCAAAAAACGAATCAGCAATATGATTTGGAACGAATGCAAACTCATCCAAGAACAATATATTGAATGACATTCCTCGAACAGCACTGGCAGATGTCGAAGCAGCCAAGATTTTGGAACCATTTTCTAACTCCAATGAACCTCTATTCCATGACAAGACACCTTGTTGCATCCACTTAGGAACATTTTCATATGCCGTCTGTAAACGACCTAATAGTTCTCTAGCAGTTGCTGCCTTGTTTGCAAGAATACCAATATTTACACTATCATTAAAAAGTAGATAATGCAACAAGTATGATATAACAGTTGTAGATTTACCTGTCTGACGAGGCATCTTACAAATT